AGTTGTTTCTTCTCTTTCATAATACGGCGGAGAAAGGCAAAGTAAATAATTTGAGTGAAGTATGCGAATGGGTTCTTTGACTTGTCGGGGTCAAAATTACGGAAGTACATCAAACAGTTTTCTATACCATCTGATATCATCTCATCTCGGAAAGAATATGAAATGAAGTTTGGCTTGCGAGATAGGTGTTCTGCAATCTTTAGAAAACATTCACCAATATAGTTTGGTATGCGTGGGTCTTCCTTACCTTCTGTTTTGGCAATATCGCAGTTAGAACGATATTCAATAAGTGCTGTAAGGAAGTCAGCATTGTTTACATAGTGTTTTTTAGTCATAATAATCTCATTTTAACATACTCATATCAATTAAGCAAGATATATTTTTACATTTACCTTAAATAACGCTTGACACATATTTTTAATAATGTTATCATAGCGGTGTTCCGTTTTAATGTATTGTTCTACCTTTAGATGATTCAATCTCCGATACATCAAAACCATCATCGTCATCTTCTTCACCGTCATCATCGTCATCAATAATAGAAATTGAACGACTCAATGATTCCTCAATCTCATCACCCTGTTCACCCAACAGAAGCTCTGCCTGATTTGCAGCATCAGTATAATATTTAATCAATGATTGTCTTGGAGATATCACAGTCAAAATATCTTGCACATATAAAGAGGCAGAATTAGATTTAATCAATTCAACTGGTAACCAAGGTCCCATCATCATCACAGACTTACCTGTTGGTAGTCTTTTGAAAAACAAAATCATCGGCCTATTGACATGAACAATACCAGATTCATCATCTTCTTTGTAGTTTGCAATTATGTCTTCACCTGATTGCAGTCTTATAATTTTTACGTTATCCATTTGTTAGGTCTATGTTATAAAACTTGTAGTTAAACTTTTCTTCATCATATATTTTAACACGTTCAACGAAATGTTTCAAGGTGTAATTGGTATGTTTGCCTATTCTAAAATCATCAGATATATCAAATAGTGTTGCCTCTTGTTTGTTATCACCAATTCTAAGGCCTCTACCTATCGAGTGGTGATTACGAATTCTAGACTTTGAAGGAGAAGCGAAAACAATATTGTGTAAGTTGCGAATGTTAACGCCAGTAGAAAAGGTACCATAAGAAGCCACAATAATAGCGTCTTTTTCTTTTTCAGTAATTGCACGAATTGATTCACGAACTTCAACATCGGTTCCTCCATATACAAAAAATACATGACGATTCTTTGTATGTTCTTTTATCAACGAATGTAAATCTTTACCATGTTTTTCTACAAACTGAAACAATATCAGAGTATTGCCTTCAAGTGATAAAACAAGGTTTTTAATAAATTCATTTCTTGCTTTATTTAGGACGATGTAATCCACTTCTGTATTGTAGTCCCAATCTCTAGATTGTTTACATACAGTTTCGGGATATTTTAATATCAAACATTTAATTTTAAAATCTGCAAGATGTTTATTGTCCATCAACTCTTTGGTTGTGGTTGCTTGATACACAGGACCAAATAGTCCTTCTAGCACCAATCTATGTGTTTGTGTACCATCAAGTGTACCTGTACAACCAATACGATAACCTGCATTGGTACAACCAGATAAAATAGTTGCAAGTGATTTGGCCTTAAATTGATGTGCCTCATCACCAACTACAAAATCGAATTGTTCAAAGTATTCTTGTGGGTTTTTATAGATTGATTGCCATGTAGTAATTGTTAGAAACTTGTTTGTGTGTTTCTCTTTACCAGAATATTGACGATGGCAGTATTGTTCAGAATCATAACCATAATCTTGAAAGTCTTTATACATCTGTTCAACCAAAGATGTGGTTGGAACAATTAACAAACCTCTTTCATTCTCTATTTGCAAATGTCGAATGATGCAATACAGTATTAAAGATTTACCCGATGCTGTAGGTGATAACAACAACAATCGTTTATTTCGTATTGCATGAACAAACGAATTTAATTGATAATCTCTTACCTCATGTGGCAACTTTAATGTGTCAACAAATTCTTTGGCTTCAACCAATGAGAAAATCTTAGAAGTTCTAAGTTCAATATCAATGTCAAGAGTATACTTTCTTTCTTCACAAAACTTTTCAATATACGCAATTAGACCACGATATATGAACATGGTTCTTAGGTCTAATAATCTAATCTTACCATCCCAATATCGTGATTTATATGCAGGTGTAAATTGATAACCTGGTACATAAAATGTAAAGTAGTCAGAAAGTTCTTGAGCTATATTTCTTTCACTAGTAACACGAATATATGCTTCATTGACCTTCTCTAATCGAATATCAAACACCTTGTATAAATCTTTCCCAGGTTATAAATTCTTTTAACTGAAAAGTTCTGCTGTGTAATTCTTTTAATATGCTTGAACACACTTCAACAATTTCTTCATGCAACATTTTCTGTGCTGTTAATCTGTTTAAGTCTTCATCACTCTCAAAGTATGTAGTAATCTCAGATTTCAATACAAATGGAAATGGTTCCCAACCGTGTTTTTGAAGTTGTTCATCATCCAGTTTACCTGTATAATATTCCCATTTAATCTTTTTCATTCTACTGTACTTAAAGTCGGCTTCTTTTGCGAGCAAGCGATGCCGTGAAAGTATATTCAAATACTTACTGTGTAGTTGTGGTATGTTGATAAGTGCTTTGCCGGGCTCTGTTCTATCGATAACAGAATCGGCTGCCCACATATTTAATAATTCATCAAGTTTAGTCATTACAAATCCTCCTTAATGGAGTATAACAGAATTAAATTACTTTGTCAACATCAAAATAGGAATATCTGAAGGTAGCATCAGCTGTAATTGCCGTATCTGGACTATCAGTAGTGGACATAGCAAAGGTAGATACTGATGTGGGGAATACATCGTAAAATTTAAATCTAAAAATTGGGTTGTTTGCCGATGATAATATGGTAAGTGTTGCATCAGAATATTGTGGTGGTAATCCTGATGCTTGTCGGATACCCGCAGTTTTACTTAGTAAACCCAAGTTTCTATATTCTTTAAAATCGGAAGGGAAAGTCATTGCACGAATCCAATCGTGAACTTCTAACCAAGATTTTAAAGATTCATCAACCAAAAAAGTAACATTCAACAAATCATAGATTGCTTTTTCACCTGGTCTGTATAAGTCCACAAAAGGAGTATTCTGTGGAATTTCAGATAAAGAGATACCAGGAACAGTTACAGTCTGGCAAAAATACTGTATGTTTGGCAACCTAGCAAAGTTTAATTGAAACTTATTAGGATGTAAGTAGTTTGGATTTTTAGGATTTCTGTTAAGTGCTGTCATAGTGGACTATTTAGGCTAAAAAAAAGACCACCCGAAGGTGGTCTTTTAAGAACTCTCTTAACGGAGTTTTTTCAATTACATAATGTTTTTGATAGCAAAAGCACGATAGTAATTGTTTGATTGCTTAGTCAATGCACCAAGACCTTGAGTAGTACCTTCAGCAAATGGGTTGGCAACTAGACCATAACGAGTCTTGAAACCAATTTTTGGTTGGAAAGTACCAGTATCAACTGCACGAACCATTTGTAGAGGAACGTAAGGGCAGTAGAAAATACCAGCATCATATGCATTTGTACCTTTGTAACCAACAACAGCAAATTCGTTGGTTGAAGAAGTACCAGCAAATGGGTCGATATAAACTTTAAGGCGACCGAACATTGTACCAGCAAATGTGTTACCTGTATCGTCAACTGTTAAGTTAACTTGACCTTGTAATGCTGAGTTGTAGTCAAGAAGACCAGCCATCGCAAATGCAGATGCAACATCTGAAGAAACGATAATCATGTTACCTTTACCACGGCGAGTTGTCTTAGCAATGGTGTTAGCTTCACGTTCAATTTGGAAAGCAAGACCTTTGATTTTTTCAACCATCCAACGACCGTTTGAGTCTGTGTCAAGGTCAAATACAGCTGCGTTAGTTGTACCAACTTGGCAACCCAACTTAGCGACACCGTAAATAGTACGAACAACTTCACGGTTAATTTCAGCAAGAATCTCTGTAGAGAGAATATTTGCCAATTCTGTTTCTGCGTCTAAACCGTGGACTGCTTTTAAATCTTGTGCAAGTTCCATTGAATACTCGGCCTTTAGAGCACGTGTACGAGCAGTTACAGTAACTTTCTCAATTGAGAATGCCATTTCTTGGAATGTGTTACCA